GGCAGAAAGGTTTCTCCGGCCTCCCTCATGGCTGAGGTGCCGCCTATTAACGCGATTGGCAATTGCAGCTGTTGCATGAGGTCGGTGTATTCTTTTGCTGGTTTGGATGGGTCGATCATTAGAACCTCATGCTTTCGGTTGTGGTTGTTATTCGCTTAGTCATAAGCCTATATCTAACTTCATCATATACGTGGTCTTCGGCATTAGTATTTACATCATCCGGGTTCTTTTGGTCTCTCGGGAGGGTAGGTACTGTTCTTATAAACTGTCCACAAGTTGAAAAGATAAACATTGCCGCTTTTTCTATCGGAATTTTTAAGCCATTAGAGAGCCTGTCCCTAACCTCTTCAAGTCCAGCTTTTCTACTCCCTGGCCGTTTATCTGCTTTGGTCCATCTAACGCCCTGTCGCTCCATTTTTGCCGCTATAGACTGACCTTCGTCGTCAGCATCCCATATTGATGTATCTGCTGGCCCTGGATTGATTCTAAATCCTGACAGGATAGAAGACCCCGCCTCAATGTTTTTTATTTCCTTGGCAACGTCAGGCGCTGACTTTCTACACCCTTCATTTGGCAAACCATTCCATCCATAATATTCTGCAATTCTGAAAACGGTCCCTTTTGGAAAGGCCCTTGTCTTGCCTGGAGACACAACAACATCAGAGCCGTCTGACTCTGCCCACCATGCAACCGAGAATGGTTTTGAAGACCCCCAGTCAAGTGACCTATCAATTCTCCATGTCTTTGGGATGTCAAATGGTTCAACAATGTGCTTTGTCATATCCCATACGTCATCTATTGCACCACCCGATACAATGTCCCATAGCCCCCACCTCATAGCTTTTACCAGGGCTTTATTACCAAGTCCTTCAAGGCGATATTCGTAACCTGGATCATTTTCCGTAAGGGTTGGATTGTCTTCAAGTAAGGCTGGGATGTATTGCCTTTTAAGTCCACCCTCGTCTTGGGGCATTTGTCGTATTTCAAATGGTCGGCAATTATCTATGAACGCAAATTTAACGCTGTTATGACCTATACCGCCTGGGTTTGCTCCACATAATATACGGGGAAAAACCCCTTTATATTTTTCTGGAACTATCAAGCCCCCGAGTCTTAACCTGCCACGCAAATACGTGTACATGGACCAAAGCCACTGGGTAAGCTCGTCAATTATTAAAACGTGAATTTCAGGGCCTTGATAACTGTAGATATCTTTTTCATGCTGGCAGTGGCAAAGATGGATTTTTGCTTTGTTCCAGAATTCTATAAACCCCTTTGACTGGTTTATATTTACAAGCCCGGCATTTGTCCACTCTGCCAACATTGCAGGGAACCCTGTAGGCCCTTCCATGTGATTTTTCCAAAGATCGGGCGATGTTCTTCTGAATATATAGACTTGAAGATTTGGGATGTCATAACACCATGATATTGCGGCTGCTCTTGCTAAGTGACTTTTTCCTCCACCCGCTGCGCCCCCATATAGGATTTCAGTCGCTTCTGATAAAAAAGCACATCCTTGTTTTGAGTGAAGAGAAAGCTCCATATTACTTTTCTATCCTCACAACCAGGGATGGAGATTTGATCTCGCCTGAATGTTCAACCAATTGCTTGTCTCTCCACTGTTCTTGCTTGCGGTTCTTTAGCCAAAATATTTGGGCGGTGGTGTCCGGCAGTACTTCTTTCTCAACTTCCCGGATATGTTTAAACAGAATATCCCCGGCTTTATCGGTCTTAACTTCTTTCGTTACTTCTTTATATTTATATCCTATTGCTCTTTTATATAGAGAGTTTTCAACTGTTAAATCTGCAATAGCCTTGTTAACTTTTAAGGCTTCAACTAATTCAGGCTTTTCTCTCTTGTACTTGCAAAAAGTCTCTTGCGAAATACTCAAGGCTTCGCACATCATTTTATCAGTGTAGCCATCTCTGCACCATGCCTCAATTTCTATGAGTCTTGGCTCTATCTTGGTTTCCCAATATGATTTGCGGCCTGGTTTCATTATGTTTTTTTCATAATTCAATGTTATTTGTGGAGCGCTCAGATCGGTTCTGCCCCGTCGCTGTGCCGAGGGTATCGGCCATTGCCTGCTTTGAGCGCTTAACGCCTTTATACATCCCCGCACCCCTCTCCTCTATTTTTGAAAAAGGTAGGATTGGAACAGTTAATCTCTCTTTTGCTGTTGGGTCTATAAAATATATATAGCGGAGTTGGAATCCTTCTATTGGCTTGAATCCTGCATCTATGTATTGCTTCATGGAAGCGCCACCTCCGCTCGACGGAATGGATTTGCCTTTTGTCACAGTGGTCCTACATATTTTTTGGGCCTGCTGCTGCTGCTTACTTCTTCCGTCTGTTAAAGACATCCTTGAAAATGTTTCATCATTCGGAGCAATCCATATTTGATTGTTTTTTTTAATCCCGGTAAGACAAAACCCGCTTGCTCGATATATCGTGCCGTCTCCGCATTGAGCGCCATCGGCGAAACTGATTACCCATTTAATGTGGGGGTATTTTTCCTTGATGGTTCGCATTGCAACACCAATAGCTCTGCTTTCGCTGTTTCTTGGCAACACATCGGAGAAAGCCATTCTGTTCAGCTCGATAAAGTTGTTCCACCCGCTACCAGACACAAGTCCCTGGATTTTTCTTTTGTCTAAAGACGGTCCAAATTGCATAGCACCCTCGCATTTCCCATTATAAAAACACCCAAGGTGCAACTGGCTATTGTTTACGGTTTTCCCGCTATAATGGAGGCGTTGAACTATCTTTCTCGCATCATTGGAAGATATGGGCTTGATTATGATGTCTTTAGCTTTACCCAAGGAAAAACTCCGCTATCCTTGCAATGGCGTTTCCGTTACCGTTTTCATTATCTGACACAAACGGCCCCATGTCTTTTGATTTTTGTATAGCTTCTTTTACTATCTCCGCTTGTTCGTCTGACAATGTAAATGTTATTTGTTGAAACGGGCTTTTATCGCCTTCTGGTAATTCTGGAAATCCTGCTGAGTCTACACCACCAAACTCGGCATGATTAAACCCGGTCAAATCAATATCAAACCCCTCAATCATCAACCCCTCAATTTCAACGGTCAAAAGATCCATGTCAAACTCGGCAAGCTCAGCAGCTTTATTAATTGCAATCCTAAAAGCCCTGATCTCTGTCTCGGTCATATCGTCCACATAAACTACCGGGACGCTTTTCATTTTGAGTTTTTTGGCTGCTTTCCATCGGAGGTGGCCGTCTATGATCTCGCCGTCTTGCTTGCACAAAATAGGAACACGGAACCCGTATGTGCTAATGAATTTAGCCATGTCATTGACCACATGGTCATTTTTTCGGGGGTTTTTGGCGTATCCGGTTAGGTCTGATATGTCTCGTTCTTCGACTATCAATTAGCACCTCCCATAAACAGGAGATCGCAAGCACCCGAAAGGCTGGCCCGGCATCTGCTTACCCTTAATATAGATCGGGCACTCCAGAACCACCGGCCCCTCGACCCTTTCACAAACAAAAATCGTATGATTCTCTAAAAATTTGATCATCAGCAAATCCTTTTTTTTGTCTGTCTCGTCATCCATCACATTTTCCCAAAAATCTTTTTTGGATTGTACAACATTTTCAACTGGTTATCGGTTTTTGTCAACCTACGGCGATAGGGGTAAGATGGGGACAATATAGGGACGAGCGCGCGTCATATGAGGGACAAGCGCGGCAAAAAATAATATTTGCAAGATATTTTTTATTGGCTTGTTTATCTAATCATTTCAATGACTTGCAAAATACTTAAAAAAACCTTAAAAAAAACATTGACAAGGGATGGGGACGGGTGTATATTGTGTCTAAAGAGTGAGAGAAAAGATTTTAGTCACACTCCCTGGGGAGTCTACTGACAAGATCGAAACTCAAGCTCTTAAAAAAAAGAGAGAACGGCTCATAAGAGCAATCCCATCGCAGAAATAAAGGAGACACACCATGAAACAGATTATCAACACAATCTCACGAAACGAATATGGCCAAGTTGTAGAGTTTGGGACTCATTTTTCAAAAGCATACACCCCATACATTGCCGATATTATCGCAGAAGCCCGTTGCATGATCGGCGCGGCAGTTAAGACTAAAAAGATTGACAGGGCCTATGACAACATCTCTTGGGACCGGAAGAAGAGAGCTGAGGGTGATGCCCTGCACCATGAGATTTATGACATCTCAGACGATGGCCGTCACACCCTGGTATGTCTCCGATCCACCCAAGGCAACGGGAAGTACGGCGTATCCACAACATCTAAGAGATATTTCATCCTCTCTGCCCATGGCAAGGGTGTGAAGGTGGTTGAGGCCCCCAAGTCAAAAGCTGCCAAAGCTGCAAAGCAGGCCAAAACTCCTGGCGAGGCAATCATGGTGTGTCTGGGCAAGAAAAAGCTTTCGGTTCCAGGACTTGAGAAAACCACCTGCTACAAAATTGTAGCGATTGAAAACGGCGAGTTCGCGTCCGTCTATGATGACTCCCCTTGGAACCTCAATAAAACCAGGACGGAAAAATCCACCCTGGATCACAACGGCGGGTATTATGTATTCCCATCCATCGAGTCCGCAATGACCGCCTGGACTGAGCGCCTGGCTTTTAGAGAGGACTGGATGACCGCCGATCGTTATGCCCTGCTGGAGTGCGAGTGTTCTGGTCGGGCCTATCAACACAACAACGACAAAATTTGTATCTCCAGGGTAAAACCTGTGGCACAGATCGCGACCTTTATTTAACCACCACAAAGCCCCGAACAGTCGGGGCACAACAAGGAGACACACACATGACAGCCTTAGACGATTTCACTAAAAGTATTCGAGAAGCAGCAATGGACGATCTCTCAGTGATATCTGCGTATATGGATAATCACATGGGGAAAAATACCGACCTTCTCAACTACGGTGACGCAGGAGATGCGGCGCGGGTTGCCTCTATGCTCCAGGAAATAAAAGACCTCTTGCCCTAAATCTTAAAACTCCCTCTTGAACTTTGAGAGGGGGTTCCGATACAGCCCTGCCGGGTTGCTGACGAGACTATACGGATAGTCGAAATCGGAAACGAAACACACACAAGGAGAAGTTTATGAATTGGACAGATTTGCAGGAAATGGCCAAGGCAATCGTAAGTAGCACCCCCCAGGGTGATTTTGAAGATAAAACTTTTTGCCTGGGATCCGGCGGATTGCCGGTGAATAGGTGTGGGGTGCAAGTCCTGCATGAAAATGTAGAATTTGCGTATAACACCACGGCCAATGGATCGGCTTATAAAGGTTGGCTCACTGTTCGGTGCCGGGTAACTCCTGGCAAGGACAAAGAGGGACGGCCCATCTATGAGGACGAAGCAGGAACCCTTTTTGTTTTTACCTATGGGCGAGGTTCTGCCTCGTCTTTCGATAGCGGATCCCTTCGATCCCCTGTCCTGGCTTAACCACAATGGGAGTACCGATAACGGTGCTCCCCAATCAAACCCAAGGAGACACACATGAAAAAACAAACCATATGGCTAATAGGCTACAATCCTGCGGCCCCCCAAGCTCCGGGATACATTATGTTGGAGGGGGAAAAAGCCCTCCAGTGTTGGTTAGAGAAAAGAGAGGAGTTCGGCACGGAAGTTGACGCTCCCTACAACATTGAGACAAATGAGATCATTGCCGGTATCCGGGTTCGTGAGGGATATTGCTTGCAGGTGAACCGATGAAAAAAAACTTCAAGAACTGGAAAAAGGCAAGCCGGATAGCGGGTGAGTATGAAGATCAACTGCTCTGTTTAGAAGACAGCTCTTACCGTGGATTCCTCCAGGAACAAAAAGAGTTTTGGGATAAGGAGTCTGCGCTACAAACGGACGCATTGTTGAGGAGGTTGCCGTATGCTAACGGAAATTCATAGCTTTGAGTTATTTTCTGTCTCGGTTTCTGAAGGTGGCGACTACTACCTTGAATTTGATGACAAAGACGATGGTGGTGGTGGTGAATGGCTGATCCTGTCTCCAACTGGCTCGGCTGAACATGATCACGACAGGTCAAACAGAGAATAAGACAACCATCTGCTCAGGCCACTTTAAGTCTTATACTGCAGAGGCCCCTCTGTTTGGCAGACTGACAGGGAGGTACTGGTGGGAACCCCATGTTAGGGGAGCGGAAAC